CTAACTGTCCTGCGCTTTCGTCGCCGTAGATCTCTCGTAAAACTGTTTTAAGTGGTGCGAAACCTTTTTTATGATCATCAGGATCAATACCATTTCTAATATGGATAATGTCTTCGATCTTAAATAAGACTTTTTTATTTTTTATTTCATATTCATATCCTGTTATTAATTCTTCGCTAGTTCCAACAGGTGTAACATATTGCGGGATCAACGGGTGTAACCCTATGACTTGTCCTGCATTATTCTTTTGTTTCATTAAGTAAGCGTCGCCTGTTACATGGATCGAAGTCATTATGTAACTTCCTAAGACATCGCCTGTCATGTAAGGATTAGGCTTTTTAAGTAAAACTTCTAAAGGGTGGTTAGGGACATATTCCTGATCGCCGTCTTCTGTATATTTATTAACAACTAATCTTCCTTCAGAAAAGGATCTAGATAAGACACCTAAGCAAGCTACAACGGCTGAATTACTAGCACCATTACCAAGATTGTTAACATCGAACATACCTGCTTGGGTATTGTAACCCTGAATATAGCTTGATGATGTAACAGGATAATCGTCAGCGAAAAAGTTATATCTTTTTCTATCTGCGCTTTTTGCTCTTCCGAATATTATGTCGGATAGTTTTCTTCTCTCTTCAGCCAATGTTAAACCTTTCTAATGGATCAAGACGTAATAGGAACGCACCCATAAACTATCACGCCTGATCCAAATCGTGTCAGTTGTTGTTCCTTACCATAATACATAAATTTTACAAACTTAATAAGCCCTAAGACTTTTTTTCCGATCTGTTTCCAAAACGGCGTAGCTGAGTGCGTCAACTTGATCATCATGTTCGCCTTCAGGAAACTGTAACATTTCCCGTTGAAGATCATCATACCACATAGCACCCGCCTTAAAGTATATTTGACCGCCTTCCATTTTAGCTGACAATGGTAAAGCTCTATTGATCTTATCTCGATCAGCTCTTAGCTCTCTTATGATCAAGCCTTCTTTTCTTGCGATCTGAATTAAAGCTAATTGAAATCCAACTTTTTCTATTCCTACATATTGCAGATCATGTTCCCTTACTTTATCTTTGATCATAGGAATTATGTCAGGTGCCTGTAATCTTTGTCGCACTACATCAAGTACTAATAAATTATTCTTAGGGGTTTTACCTACAATAGTCATAGCTGTATAGTCAGCCTGTTCCTTAGTTGATGTAGCTAGATCAACAGTAGCGAACTTAAATAACTCATCTTCGTAAACTTCTTCATCGTTTAGCTTGATCTTATTTCTTGTGATCAAGTAACCGTCTTTGTCATACTCTTTTACTTCTTCTGATCTGTATCTTTTAAACCAAGTATCTTGAAAGATCCCGCCTGAAAACTCTACAAATTGTGCTAAATATTCTTGGCTAAACAAGTAAGATCCGATCTCTTCTTTAGCACTTTCTAACTCTTCTTCGCTGATCAATGGATTTACTGAAGTAGGAAAGTTCCACCTTTCCCAATCTTTTCTGTTCCCTGCTACATTATAGATCTCTTCAAAGTGATTAAATCCTTTTGGTGTTGATATAAATAAAGCGCCACCCCTACTGATCGATAACATAGGACGAACGATCTCTGCCCATACATTAGGTTTCATAAAGGCGTATTCATCTAATACAGCGAAGTCTAAGCCTGATCCACGCATACGATCAGGATTATCAGCAGATCTAATAGATACTGATCCGCCTGTAGTTGTTATGATCGTCTTTTCACTCTCTCTAACTTCTACGCCATATTCGATCCCGATGTTTTTCAGATCCTTCCA